CGACATTGCCGATCAGCATGACGCGCTCAAAGGCGCTGCTCAGATGACGTTCGGCAAAGAGAACTGGGAGCGAGGATTGCGGAGCGTGGACATGCTCTTCTTCCGCGAGACGGTTAGGACCGGCTCCGACTTCGCGACAATGCTTCGTCGTCTCGTTCGGAAGACTAAGGCCGATCTGGTTTACATCGATCCTCTGCTCTCCTACATGGGCGGCAATCCTGCTGACATTGAGGTATGCGCGAACTTCACGCGACATCTGCTCCAGCCGATTATGATGGAGACAGGCGTTGTCCTGGTGCTTGTCCATCACTTCCCAAAGCCGAAGGGCAAGGACGACAAGCCGGAGAGCGTGGCAGATTTGGCCTACTCAGGATTCGGATCGTCCGACCTGACCAACTGGGCGCGCGAGGTTATCGTGATGAAGGAGGTTGGATTCCATAACCCTCGTCGCTTCATGCTCGGCATGGCGAAACGGGCCGACCGTTCCGGCATGACTGATAAAGACGGAAAAGTCACCGGATCGATTATGATCCAGCGTGGTACTGGCGGCGACATCTCATGGAACTACGCAGAACCAGAGAAGTTCGTCGTTGATAAGGAGTCGGCGAAAAAGCCGTACTCCAAAGGACGATATCCTAAGCGTTAGCTTTTTCGCGCTCAGCACGGCGACGACCTTTCGCAGCGAGCGATTGGAACTTCGCCTTGCCGTATTTTTTGCGGCCAATGGCTGCACTTAATGCAGCAGGCTCTCTCACACCCTTCTTCTCAAGGCTGCTGATGAGCTTCTCGTAACGTCCGCCACCACCAAGTTTCATCTTGTCCATAAAATTACCATGCTTTGCCGAGTTCTGGAACATATTTCTTTTTGCAAATCAACCGATTTTTCGGCTGATCGCGAAGAGGAATCCATCGGCAGTTATCCTTGAAATATCCTAGGTTATTGTCAATTCGATCAAGGCTGTAGCCATCAGGTCTGTCTCCCATGTCCTCGTAAAAACCTTCAAAAGAGAGCCACTTTTCACAAATTGTGACTCCTTTCAGTCTGTAGTATTTAGAATAAACGTGAGCAGGATTTAGGCATCTATCCTTCATTTTGATCCACGACCTGTACGATCCAGATCCGTACTTTCCGTGTCTTGTCGATAACTTGAAAAGCCATTCCGACGCAACGCAGTGATTGCACCTCCAAGGTTTTGACTGCTTGTCGAGCCTTCTGACGACATCAACTCTGACCAGTTTTGAGGTTTTGCAGACATCGCATTTTAGGTCAAAAAATTTCCATCGACCTACTTTTACATGCTGGTGATTTGATTCAATAGTTTGCACATCGACAAGATAGCCGAAGTACCAACCATTGCAACCCCCCACGCAGCACACGACCAATACTTAGGCGTCGTCTTGTCCTTTGCCGTCGCGCAGTTATGCCGCGCTCGGAAGTTCTTACGACGCTCAGGATTGTCGCGTTTGATTTCCATGTTGGCGTCTCCAAAGCGAACCTTGATGACGTTGCCGTTGTCATTCTTGACGTACACCGCGCTCTTCTTCCGCTCGCCAGGAGTGTAGAACGGCTTGTTGAGCGTCACCTTCTTTCCGTGGTAGGTGTTACCTTTTTTGGAGAGGGAGGTTTTCATTAGAATCGACGAACAGAAGCAGATGGAATTTGAGGGCGTTCAGCCTCTTGTCGCTCATCGTTACGCATTTTCAATCGGTCAGCCTCAAGCGTGAGAATTTTAGGCCAGCGACGGTTAAATGCGTCCATCTGATCCTTTGCAACTTGATCGATTGGCCTTGTAACTGTGGCCAGATAATCTGGATTTCTGAGAACTCTGCCAACAGCGGCAGCTCCACTGATTGCTGCAAGGTTAGACAACGCCATTCTTCCATACATGTTGGCACCAAGAGTTGATGCAACCGCAGATGTCAGAGCAGGTATGAGTTTGCTCTTAACTAGACTGTCCTTTTCGATGACAACAGAAAGCTGATCAGCAATCTTGTTCATCTGATCGACTCCAGGCTTTCCGAACGCCTCAACAATGAGCGGATTGTACTGACCAGAAATCAGCTCGCGCATTTTGTTGATGTTCACCTGCTTCTTACCTGCATCTAGCGATTCTCTGAAAAGATTTCCAATGACCAAATTCTGAACGTCGCCAACAAGATCTGGCCTTTCGTTCCGCATGACATTCATAAACTCCTGAACGACATACCGCTGTTGCTTGCCATAATCAGTTGTCAAAAACTTGACCACATCTTCCGGCTGAACTTGATTGGCAGAAAGCCTACCAGTCTTGGTTGCGTCCAAAACCATCTTCTGGAAGTCAGTCGCCTCCTTGGATGATTGCTGAACGTAAAGCTGAAGATCCTTGGCCAATCTGCTTGAGTCTGGATTCGACAGGATCAACTTGATCTGCTCGTCATCCAGTTTGATTGGAAGTTTTCCGTTTACTGCACTCTTAAGATCGGCCAAAGCGGATGTTATTTGCTTTGTCTTTGCATCCATCTCTTTGAATTCAGGACCAAGATCAGGACGAGGCTGCTCAAGCCGTTGAATCTCTTCATTGACTGATTTGAGCTTCTTTTCATTCTCCTTCAACAGTCCGCGAGCAGCCTCATCATCTTTTGCAATTCTTGCCTCAAGATCCTTGGACTTGGTAACTAGGTCATTTTTCTGAGTTGTTAGAGTAGATTTTTTATCAACCAAATCTTTGTAACGTGTTGCAACGTCTTGGATTTCAGAAAGTTGAGGGAAAAACTCGTTAGCCACCTCTTGGGTTAAGCCAGTTCCTTTTCCTCGTTTTGCTTGAGTCAAAAGATTCAAAAACTCAACTGGAGTTTGACCTTCTGTTCTCAACTTGTTGTAAACAAAGTCGTAGAGCATTGGCTTGAAAGTAGGCTCCCAGTCGGAACCAGCCAATTTCTTCATAACATCAAGCGCCTCTCCACCTTGCGAACTAAGAAGGCTCATTATCGCTGACGGTCTTCCACCAGCTTCACCAGTCTCGCGCAAAAGGCTTCCGATAAGAGTTCCTTTAAATCTTGTTATGCCTTCACGATACGATGCATTCTGAGCTTTTAACGCAGCTTTTAAATCTGGATTAGTATTAAGACCTTCCTCAATTCTTTTTTCAACACGCTCAAGCTCTTCAAACTTGTCGTAAGTTGCCATTTGGACAGGTTTGTTGAAATCTATTTGATCGAGAATTTCAGTCCTTTTTTCTTTCAGATCTTTCAGAGTGAAAAGATCAACAATCGGATTTCCATCTTTGTCAAAAACTTCATTTCCATTTCTATCCAACCTTGAAACAGGAACTGAAATAGCTTCAAGTTTAGGATCTAAAGCTCTATATCCTTTATTCTGCTCTGCCTTAAAAGCTGTTTTAAGTTTGTTCGCTTCTTCGCCAAATTTCTTTCCAGTTTCAAACTGACCTACGGGTTTTCCGTAATCGAACTTAGGATCAAATCCACTTTCAATTTCTTGAATTTGTCGTTGCTTGTCGGCTATCTCATTGTCGATTTGAGTTCTTGAGATGTTGTCAGATGCTCTAAGATCTTTCTTCTGAGTTTCAAGATTTCTGATGTCGTCAAAGAGAGACTTAGACTCCAACTGAAGCTCGCCTTCAGCCCTTCTAGCAGCACCTAGCAGCTCGGAGTTTTTGTCTGCAAACGCAAAGTCCACCTTCTTCTTTGCTTCTCCAATCATCTGTTCAGCATTAAGGACAATTCCGCTGATCAAATTCGGATCGATGTCTTTACGTTCGGTAACGCGTTGTAGTTCAGAAACGATTTGATTGGTAAGATCATCCCCGCTCAATCCTGCGGCAGATCCTTTCCTGACCGAATCCTGAAGGAACGTCTGAATGTTTTCCCCCCAAGCTCGCACGTCTTCGGGTCGAGTGCCAGAGAGCTGTGGCGAGTAAAGAGTATCAGCCAACTGAGCGGCCATTGCTGGGTCAATTCCGCCTCCAGCACCAAGTTCTTTTAGAATCGCATCAGCGCGTTCGGTTAAGAACTGCTGCGTGTAAGGACGTTGGAACTCTCCAGCAAAACGAGACATGCTCGCACCGCTTCTTGAAAGTGCGCCAATGGTCCTTCCACCCGTTGAAAGTGTAGGCAGAAGAAGACCGCCTATTGCTGCTTGCTGAATCGTTTCACTGGTTTTTCCAGATTCATCGCCAAGCGTTGATGCGAATCCCTGAGCTGCTCCAGTCAATGAACCGGAATAGGCTTCCTTCAAAATCTGTTTAATCTTTGAAGATTGTTGGCCAACTCCAGTTTCAGCGGTCGTCAAAAACTGCAAAGGATTGCGAAATCCACCAGCTCCACGTTTGGAAAGATATCCAAGAGATGGAATACCCTGAGCAGCGGCTTCTTGAATGTTGTACGGTTCTGGAGAAATTGTCTGGCTTACCAGTTCACTTCCAATGCCAGCAAGCATTTCACCGCCAACAGTTTGCCCACCTGGAACTTGAGACAGCCCAATTCCTGCGGCCAAACCAGCAGCCATCCCAAGTCCTCGTCGAGCTTGATTGAAACGATATTCATTTAGCAGCTTCTGCTCCTGAGGAGTGAATTCGATTGGAACCTCAGGACTGCCTCCGCTTGCCTCAAACGCCTGAAACTTCTTAGCACTCTCACGGCCAAGCCTTAGATCAGCTTGCTCAACAAGAAGAGTCTTCGGCCTAAATGTTTCACGACCAACAAGTGAAGCCTGACTAGCAGCTTGCTGGACAGCTTCCATTGAACCAATTTCAGGTTCGCTTGGAGTAAAGCCAGCAAATGGGTCTGATTCATTAGTTGTGGGTTCGCTCGGAGTAAACCCAGCAAAAGCATCCTCTTGTGCGACTGGTTGCGGCTGTTGCTGATTTTGAGCGGGTTCACTAAAAGTAACATCAGCAGCGCTCAACGGCTGACCGGCATCCATCTGACCTTGTTGGCCATCGCCCTGCAAAACGTATTCGTCCATAAAATTATTTTAGATTCCCCTTAACGCCCTTGATAATTACAAAGTCACCAGTTTTCTTTCCTTTTGCCCTAGCTTCAGCCGTTGATTCAAATGATATTTCTGACATCGAATTCGTTCCAGACATTGCTGGAGAGTTTGTTTGAGACATTGCCGAAGGCATTGCCGGAGCGTTTGTTCGAGATGTCGCTTGAGGTGTTCCGCCCATAATCATCGCACCTCGCGAAGGCGTTTGAGGTGTTCCAGCACCACCTTCATACTTTTTGTAAATAGAGTTAATTCTGTCTACAGATTTTGAAATCTTAGAATCCAACCCATTTTTGGTAAGCTCTAGTTTTTCCCGAAATCCACTCAAGTCTCTTCCAAGAAAAGCACTGATATCGCCTTTATCCCAAGCGCGGGAAAAACTGATAATATCAAGCTCACCCAAAATTCGATCAGCTTCTTGATTTCCAACAGCATCCCTACCCTTAGGATCGTTCAAATCTTTTGCCAAAAGCTGTGCCGACCTTATTTTTACAGATTGATCAACATTAGGATCATCAAGGATTTCTATTGTCCTTTCAATTGAGTCTGCTGCTGATTGTTGGTTTGCAACAAACGAAGCGGTTTTTCTTACAACACCATCGTCAAATGTGTTAAGCTTAACATCTTTTTCGGCGACAGGCTTGAGAAGGTTTTGAATGTAAGCGTCAGTTCTTTTTACACGCTGACCTAAATCAATCTTTTGAAGTTCAAGTTTCTCAAGTTGAACGCCCTTCCCAAAGTCAAACTTTTCTCGGTTAAGAGATGCAGTTTTTTCAGCAATAGCTTTTTTGTAATTTAACGTGGCTTCTGCAATTTCATTTTTATCTGCACCTTCTTTTATCAACCTATCAAGATTGTTTTTTGCAATATCTACTTTCTGTTGATCAATTCCAAGTTTTGTAGCTGTGGATGATTTTTTAAATCCAAGCTCCTCTTCGTCAAGTTTAACCCTTGCTTCCTTAAAAGACTTCTCAACAGCAAGTCTTGCTTTTGCAATCTCAGCATCACTTGCGTTATTTGCAATTAACGCATTTAGCCTGTCCCTAGAAAGTTCAAGATTTGTGAGAATGGAAGTTGTCTGGGCCGTTGTTTTCGCAATGTTAGCCTTCCTCTGCTCTTCAGCGCGTTGATTTAAGAGCGGAACGTCAACGTCAAGCTTTCCGTTGGCGTCTCTCTTGATTGCTCCAAGCTCAATTGCCTTGTTGAGTGTTGATGCAGCTATTGCATCAGCTTGCGCTTCGGCGCGATTGGTTGCCTTTAACAGTTTAGCCCGAGCAGAATACTTCTCCAGATTGTTGAGCATCTTGTCCGCCTCAAGCCTGTACGTTTTAGACTTGAATGCCGGAACAACCGGGAATACTGCATCTTCCTTAGGGTTGTTCAGATAATCCGAAACCTGTTTACTAAGAGTCGAAAACGTGTTGTACTCGTCAACCTGCGCTTTCCGTTCGCCAATTGATTCAGCAAGCGCGTCTTCGCGAATCTTGTTCTGAAGCTCCATTCCTTGACGCTGAAGCAAAGACTCAGCCGTCTGCATCTGCAACTGCTCCATCATCCGCTGCTGCGTCTGCGCGCGGTCGAACAGCGATGCGCCTAGCTGAAACGCTTGAAGAGATTGGTCGGCCATAAGATTAAATCCAGTTAGCTGAGTCAGCAGGTCCGCCGATATTTGTTCTCGGAAAAGAGTAAAGCTCAGGATCGTTCTGAGGATTATAAGACGACATTGGGCCTCCCTGCATTCCCATCAACCCACGCTGGGTGTACGCGCCACCAGCGAATCCGCCAGCAGACGAAATCGCGCTTCCGATAGCAGCCATCGTAGGATCAGGCATCGCAGCCACTTGAGCAGCTTGCAAGTCGCGGTTGTACTGCTGCTGATTTTGCTGCGACAGAGCGTTGATTCGCTGAGACGGAGTGATAAACATGCTACTCACCGAGAACGGTTGAGCCATTCCAAACGCCCGTTGTTGCTGGATGAAGTTCTGAGCTTGCGCCAGACCTTGCTGCTGTCTCGCTTCTGATGCTCTGGCGTAATTCTGAACAGCACCAAACAACCCCATCCCAGATCCGCCGCCATATCCGCGAGTCAACGCCTGACCGGCTGAGAATCGTTGCAAATTGCGCGTAGCCTCAGGTGAAAGCTCTCCGCGAAGTGCAGACCCTATGTTCTGACTCGCCTGCTGAATAAGCTGGTCATAGCCAGGAATTGCGCGACGAAGCTGCGCCTCAAGCTGAGACTGCTCAGCGGCGGTCGTCTTTTGAGCGAGTTCCGTGGCAGGTTGAAGCGCTTCGATGTTCTGCTGAATCGCTTGCTTCTGCTCAGCTTGAAAATCAATCGGCTTAAATGCTGGAACTTTTGGCTTGCTGCCCTTGCTCAGCAATCCGCCAAGCAAGCTCGTTCCGCCAAGGATTGCCGCACCACCTAGAATAGCTCCCATAAATTAAAATACCTCCTTCACAAGACGATTGCCGTTCTCAATCGAGAACACCTTCTCAGGTTCGTGACGTTGGATGTTCATGGTTACCAAACGTGCAGCTTTTTCCTCTGGAAAAGCTCGCTCGTTCTGGAAGCAATGAACCCACACCCGCCGCAAAGTATCCACCTTAAAAAGCTCGTTCTCCTCGATTGTCATCACGCCGTGCAAAGATGCCCATGCATCCGCGTACTCACGAAGCGCTTGAACCGAAGGAAGGTGAACCTCGTAGCCGAATCGCTCAGTGCATTCTTTGGCCGACGCTTCTGCGTCCTTTTTGACGTACACCTTCACCGAATCATGCACGACTGCCTTTGGAAGATATCCGTAGGTCGAGCAATCGGCGACGTACTTATAACGAGTCCGATACTCTTTGATGGACTGCCTCCAGTTTGGATCAGTCGCACCCTGCTCATGTAGGCCAAGGCAATCCGCTTCCAACGAGAAAAGGACCGACATGAATGCCGATCCGAATCGAGGCAGACCGCAAATTTGGAAGAGCTTACCTTTCATTTTTTATGCACAAAGAAGTCCACGCGGCAGTACGCGCGAGGATAAAGATGGCCGACTCAGAGTTGGGAATCATCCCTAGCTCACTGCAAATTACTGCGGTATAAAGAGCTGCATTCGGATGAACATCCTTTCCAGCCTCTTTCATCCACCCGTGAAGCTGTTCGATTCGAGCGTTCGCGTTATGGAAGTCCGCAGCGATAATCTCACGCACACGGCTCCATGCCGGATCGATCCGATCCTTAAAGAACGAATTGCCGAAGCCGGGAATCTTCATGCCAGCCTCAATGGCCGACTTCAACGCTCGCTCATCGAATCGTTCGTAAACGAATCGAGCAGGACTAATTGGGCCGTGAGCATCACCCAAAGTCAGGATTGCCGAAGCGATTCCATTAGTAAGCTGGGCGCTTCCAAAGAAAGCGTTTACCGCAGCGCCGGAACTAGCGTTCTGATTGTTCCGCGCCGCCATGTCATGCGCGTCAAAGACAGCCTGAAGCAACTCCAGTTTTTTCGGAGTCGCATCAGCCAGCGCAAAGTCGATGTTGAGGTTTAGAACCATTGCGAGAATCCACCGCCATTCAATCCTACACCGACCATGCGTATCGTTGCGACAGCGTCGCCCAGATACTGCATCGTCTGCTCCTGCACAGCTTGAACCGCTTTGGCTTCGTAGGCCACTGCTTCCTGAATCAAATCGTTTTCTTCCTTTCGAATGGCCATGACCATCAGCTTGATGGCATCAGCGCACGGAGGAATAAGGTAGTCATTGACGCTCGTCGCGTTGATGTGGCGCATCTTCGCCATGACCGTCACCGGCTTATCCTCGTCGTTGTTACAACGATCTGTCAGGTAACTGCGACGATACTGCGGCAAAGTTTCATCAGGGTCGTAAACTGCCAGATCCGTTTCCAGAGCGGTCGTCGCATCGTACTCGTACAAGCGGCTGACCGTGTTCGTGGCCTCACGAATGACGCCGGTCAGTTCGATAAATTTCTTGGTAGACTGAACGTACGGCAAAGCGAGCGTCAGCTTTTCTCCGTCAATCCACGCGCCACCGGACTGCGTTCGAATCCACTGACCGTTCTGATCGACACCTTGCAGCGTGATGGTTTTGCCGACATCCGAAGCGTCGCCAGGGTAGACTCGAAGATAGCTGTTAGTACCGCCAGACATGTCGCGGTAAGAAACCACAGTACCACGATCAATAAGCTGCTTCCCAACGCACACTTGATTGCCATTGAGAAGTCCATATCCGGTTTCCTGAAACTCGAACCATTGATTGCGAACCGTTCCGACTCCGCAGCAGTCAGCTACAGCCTCGATGGTTTCGATCTGTCGCGGCCAAGTGATGCAGCCACCTACGGTGTGAATCGTGAAGCGTCCGTACGCTCCAGCCCACAACCCCTTGTGTAGAAGCCTTCGACACGCCTGATTGATGTAATCATAAACGCGCTGATCATCGACACATGTGCCGATGACCCGAGCGATTGTGGAGCGAATGTCCTGAACGATTAGCTTCATTTGGTGTAGTAGACTCGGCCAGTTCGCTTGATAAAGTAAACACCGTAAAACGGCGGCAGGTTGTTATGGGCCGCATCACCCCCAGTGGATGAGGTGGCTACATTCGCTGTAGTTCCATACTGAACACCGTTGGCTCCGCCGTTATTTGCATCCGCAGTTACAAGCGGGAAGAAGTTGTGAGCGTGGGCAGGCATCTCAGGAACTGTCAGCGTGTGCTTGTCCTCGCCGACAACAGAAGTTGTGGTGGTAGTTCCTTGAACAGAAACAGCGCCGCTTGCGGCAAAAGCACCAGCACCGACCGGGAATCGAGCGTCAAACGCGTTGTCAAGTTGCCACATCGAACCGGCGTAAGGATTGCCAGAGTAGACAGTTCCATCTCCGCCATCGTACGACAGCACATCAGTGCTTGTTCCAACAAAAATACGACGCTCAGAACTTCCAGCCGCAACCGGATTTTGGCGCGCCCAATATCCGCCGTTGAACACCCACCAATTCCCATTCTCATCCAACCACGGATAAACCTGATTGTTCAGCGCAGGAGTCGTAGAACCAAAGTTGAAGAACGAGTTTCCAATCGCGCTGTTGAACGTCGCCTGAGTGCCTCCGATGATATCGTTGGCCAACTGTTGGTAGTTGGACGGACAATAATTGTACGGAAGGCTTGGAGCTGTGAGCGTGATGAGCGTTAGATTTGCCATACTATTCCGATGAGTAGAGAAGTGGATTTATGTCGCAACCTTCAAGAATCTTGCACCCCTGGAATGTCCTGCACTCGCCAACGGCAGATTCCTGAACGTCGTAAGCGTGAACTCGAATGCTCTTGATGCGGCAGTAACCGGAAATCGAGATGTTAAGCTGAA